TCACACGATCACGTACACCCGCAAGGCATCTCCGACTTACAACACGAGCACTGGAGCGTTGACAACGACTGACACGGACTACTCGTTTGACGTTCCAGTCGAGTTTGTGCGCTCTGAAGAAGAGACGGAAGCTGAAAAGCGAACAGCCAAGCTTTATGTAACGCCTGATTTAATCGGAGACAACCAGCCAACGTTTGAAGACACGGTGACGCTGAAATACGCAGGGTCCAATCGCGTTGCTCAGATCACAGACATTCGCACTTACAAGGGTGATCAAGAGTATCTGTTTATCTTGGAGGTGGTGTTCTGATGGCTAAATCAAAAAATCACGACCTTTTTGATTTTGAGACTGATTACGAGGCTTACTTTAACAAGGCATTTAACAACGTAATTCAAATTGCTGTAGCCAAACTGTCAACCCCAGACCACAGCCCTGTCTATACCGGGCTTTTTGCGTCTAGCTGGAAAGCCAGACAGAACAGAGTGATCGACAGGGATTCAAGAAAAGACACTGACCGATTTAGGCGCACAAGAGACCCTTGGCAAAAGGCTTATCACACAAAAACTAAAAACAGTGCAGGGAAAGAAACAGAATGGGGTCCGATGCCTCAAGGCGATAAGAGTCTAATTAAAAGAAGGTTCAAAGTTCCCGACTTTAACTACAAAAAAGGCCCTGTTTACATTGGAAACCAGGTTCACTATGCCCAGTATGCGTTAGAAGATGGGCGTCCACTGGCTTTTATACAGGGAGACATGAAAAAAATTGTTAATGACGCTTTTCAAGAGAAACTTCGTCTTGGCAGCATTTATGCTGGAGTTGGCTTTGCTCCTCAACAGCAAATGGGTGGCAAGATGGCTGCGGATTACCTTGGCAACCCAATCATGGAGGCATCCGACTGATGACTCTTGTAAACGCCCGAGCTGCTTTTGAAAAAGCCGTAACTGATGCGGTAACGGATGCAGACGACACGGTTTCAATGGTCTACGACAACGTTCGATTTACGACGCCAGGAAAGACCAAAAAGTACGTGTCAATGAGCATTACTTTTAACCAGTCAACGCTCCAAAACCACGGAGCTGCCTCTGACTATTACAGCGGAGTGATTCAATGCAACGTCTATGTGCCCAAGTCTGCTGGTACGGCAGCTCTTGCGGCGGTTAGTGAGTCGGTGATTGACGGCTTAACGTCTGTCAACGCCACTGGTTACACCGATACTTTTAGTGTGTCGCCGAGGGTCTTAGAAATTACTGGACCTAGTGCTTTAGAACTTGAAGATCGTCCTCATTTCCTAGGAATCATTTCTTGCCAATTTACGGCAGTTGTATAGTATATTAGTTGAAACGACAATGTTTTATGCGTGCCACCGAGCTGCTTCGCAATAAGTTTGGCGTTAGCCAGCTTTACAAGCATGAGGTCAAGGATGGCGACGAGGTGGTGCTTGAGGTGTACTGGCACCCTTTGACGATTGCTGAGCGTGAGTCAATCCAAAAAAAATCCAACGAGGATGACGGCGCTGATTTTGCGTTGGCCATGATGATTGAAAAAGCGTTGGACGCTGATGGCAAGCGACTGTTCCAGGATGGCGAAAAAGCTGCGTTGAAGAATGCAGTCGAAGCCGCAATCCTGCAAGACATCCAATTGGCCATGCTGAACTCTGGAACGTCAAACAAAGTGGAGGATGCCAAGGCAGACTTGAAAAGCAAGTGACGACTGGCTTTTCATCTACTTTCTTGCAAAAGAGCTGAGCATGACGGTAGCTCAGCTTTCGCAGCACTTGACTCAAGAAGAGTTGATTGGCTGGGCTGCTTTTTACGAGTTGCGAAAAGAGGAAGAGGACAAGGCTATGGATCAAGCAAAAATGCGCCAGGGAGCGCAAAGCGCTGGCAGGAGGTAAAGTGGATCAATAGGTCTTTGGTCCGGGCTTGTGGCTGATTACGGCGTAAATATCAAGGTTGCGGTCCAAAACACCCAAAAAATTCAGGATCTTAGTAATCAATTAAAAAGAACAGGAGCTGCTGTTGATCAGCAGAATACAAAACTAGCCGCAATGGCTGGTAAGACAAAAGAGGCTGTTGCCAACGTTAAAAATTTAAATGCAGTTTTAGCAGAAGCGCAAAAAAACTTTAACAAGGCAGTTTTAGGAACACAGTCTTTTATTACTACAAGCAAAGACCTTATTGCAACTAACAGAGAGGTTACTCGAAGCCTTGAGCAAAGAGCAGCAGCCTTAAAAAGAATAGAAAGTGGTCAAGCAATTAGTCCAACACTTATGGGCTCAGCGGCAAGTCAAAGGCAGTCGCAATTTGCGAAGCTAGAAGAAACAAGAAAAAGAGCGCTCAGGGCGTCAAATAGAGATTTTCAGCAACAAATAGCGCAACAGTCTGATTTAGAGCGAACTAAGGCCCAAAAAAGTCTTGAAATTAAGAAAAAAGCGGCTGAATTTAGGCTGAGTCAAGGTAAAAAAGAGCAGCAGCTTGAAGAAAATTTAAAACGAATTGGTGCAGCCCGTAAAAAACAACAGTCAGAAATGTCGCGTGATCGGCAGCAGCTTCAAAATGCGCTAGGCAAGATGGAAGAAAGGTCGAAGGCGGTTGATCAAAATAGAACTCGTTTGCAGCAAAAAAGCTTGAGGCTGGGCAGGCAAAGAGTTCAAGCTGTAACAAAAGAAATTTTGGAAAATAAAAAGCTTACTGCAGAACAGCAAAAACAATTAACCCTTCAGCGCCAACAGAGCAGGCAAAAGCTTGGTGGAGCGATTAGCAGTGGCTTAATTGGTGGTGGCTTTCCGCTGTTATTTGGACAAGGCGGTGCTGCGGCTGCTGGCGGTGCGATTGGTGGGGTAGCCGGTGGAGCCATTGGAGGTGGATTTGGGTTTGCCCTATCTATTGTTGGTACGGCATTGGGTCAAGCTGTAGCAGATGCTGAAAAGTTTGACAAAGCATTAGCTGCAGTTAATGCAAAAGCAAGAGATTTAGGTTCGGCGGCTCAAGCTTCCGCTGAAGACGTTAAAAATTTAGCAAAAAATCTAGGAGTAACTAAAGATGAAGCATTAGAGCTTGTAGCTGCATTTTCTGCGTTTGAAAGTTTTGCGGATAAACAGGCACTTGTAGCAATTTTTGGAGATGATGCAGCTGCTTTTAACCGTCTAGCCGCTGCACAAAAAGAGTTTGATCTTGCCAAAGAAATTTTTGAATCAAGGGACGACATAGGAAATCTTGAGGCGCAAAGATTAATAAACATGCTTAAAATTACTGATGCTTCAGTAGTTGAGCTAGCTCTTGCTGAAGCTCGTCTGCAAGCCGAGCATGATATTGCAGTTGAAAAAGCAAGACAAATTACTTTTATGGATAGATTAAATGCAAAAATTAATGAACAAGACCCGTTCTTCCTTGGAGCGCTTACCGGGAACTTAGGCCCAACTGACGCTGCAGAATTTGGTGAAGACCGTGTTAAAAAGTTAGAGGAAAACTTTATAGCAAACAGAGACAACTTTATTAACACGCTTAAAAAATTATTGGCGGAAAGAAGGCAGCTGCTTGCGGATGTTGCCTCTTTTGATCCTGGCAAGGATCCTACAGCCGCAGAGTCTGGGGAATCAATAGAGCAACGCTTGCGAAAACAACTTGCTCAATACGAAAAAATTGACCCCTTTGTTCGCAAACGCGCAGTAGTAGAAGCAGAGCACCAGGCTACTTTAGACAAAATCGCAGAAGTTAAAGACAAAATAAAGCAACAAGACTTAGAAACTCTTGCCGGAAAAGTAAGGCAAGCACGACTCGATGATATTGCGGCTCAGAAAGCAGAGAAAAGTCTTAGAGAGCGAGTAAATGCTGCCAGGACGCTGGCAGGTTTGGAGATGAGGCTTGCAACGGCACAAGCAGGGCTTCCTGGTGCGTTTGCCGGACCGTTTGGCGGCTCTGAAAGAACGGCGTTTTTAGGTCAGCAAGAAATTGATTTAGAGCTGCAAACAAGAAATCTTGAGATTCAGGATCTAGTCAATAGGGGCTTAACGGAAAGGGCTGAAAAACTGCAAGCAGCTCGTGATCAGTATGAGTTGTATGAAACACAAATTCTTGAGGCAACTGTTGCTCAAGAGCGATTTGCTGAGGCTTTGGCTTTAACGCAACCTGTTACCGACAGCCTCTTCGACAGCTTGATTGCTGTTGCTGATGGAACGAAGAGCGCACAGGAAGCATTCGCAGATTTCCTTCGCAGCATTGCATCGATGCTGGTAGATGCAGCCAAGCAGATGATCGCGCAGTACATCGCGATCGGCATTGCTCGAATGTTTGCTGGTATCCCGGCGTCTAGTGGAGGCGGTCAAGCTGCAAGCAAGTACGGAACTGTTCCAAGCCTTG